TGGTAGTTGTTGTCCATGTGACCCGTGAAATTCGGATTGTAGTTGTAGCCGTTGGACTTGTTCTCGTAGGTTTCCACCGATCCGTCCGTGTGCTTCACGGTGCGGGTGATGTTCGTCTGCGTGTAGCAGCCAGTGAGCGAGAGGGAAGTAGCGATGATGGCGATGATTCGCATGGTGTTAGGCATTGGTGGTGCTGAATTGGGGCTGTGCAGTGGGAGCGGGAGCGGACGGAGGCGCGATGCGACCCTTCTGATTGGGCGAACCAGGCTTGCGACCGCGAGTGTTGGTGTTCACGGTCAGCGTAGCCACATCGGCAGTGAGTTCGGGGATCAGATAGTTGCCACGACCAGCGCGGCGAGCCTTCGTAGCAGCGATCCACGCGGGAACCGCGATGTACGGCGAGGTCTTCAGGAGTTCCACCAAGTCCTTGCGGGACACAGTGCAGGTGTCGTACACCGTCAGTGCAGTGCGGTTCGTCTGAAGGAACTTGATGAATTCAATCTGACCAGGCGTGTAAGAGGCGAGGAGGGGAAGCGTGTTGTTCGTAGTAGTCATTGAAAGCGTGTCCTTTTACTTTTGGGTGGAAACCCAGTTGAGAATCTGAAACAAATCGGTGACGGTAACAAATCCCTTGACTTCTTGACCGTCCTTGAACGGCACTATTTCGCCGTTCGGTTGGAAGATTGCGACCTCTACAGAGGACGCAAACTGTTCGTGTTGTAGCGGAGCAGTGATGCGGCTCCCGTTGTGATCGGTGGAGTACGCAAGCGCACCGTACACCGCGCTGACCTGATACCCGTTGGGAAACTTGATGCGAATCTGATTGTGTTCGTGAAGCGTTTTCCCCTGTTGGGGTGTGTGAACAATGCGAATGCCGCCTAGCATATGTGCCTCCTATTAGAACGGGCAAGCGTTGGTGTTGTCGGACTTCGGAGCAGTAGCGTCCACGGTGGGCTTCGGCTGTGCGTCAGCGTCCACCTTCGTGTACATCTGCGTGAACGCCTCCTTCGTGGTCGGGTCGAACCGCGACACGCACCGCTCAATCGCGGTCATCTTGTCACCGAACACCGAGAACGCGAACACGATGTCGCGCAGACGGCGCGTGGTGATGATCTCGCTGACCACCTGCTGCTTGAACGACTTGCGGATGATATCCGCCCAAGTCACAAGGTTGTCAAGGAACGCATCATCGTCCACGCCAACGGAGTCCGCGACCTTCTTGAGAATCTTCTTCTCAATCTTGGTGTCCGCGTAGTCCTGTTCGTAGGTGAACGCGAAACGGTCAAGGAACGCTTCGTTCAGGATGTTCGTACCCGCGAACCGACCGTCATCGCTGCCCTTGCCCTTCGTGTTAGCCGTAGCCACCACGGTGAAGCCAGGCGCAGGGCGCACATACTTGCCGATCTTGGGGATGAACTTGCCCTTGCCTTCAAGCACGGACTGCAAGCACATGATGAGGTGACCACCAAGGTCGATCTCGTCAAGCAGCAGCACGGAGCCGCGCTCCATCGCCACAAGCACGGGACCAGGCACGAAGCGGGTTTCGCCGTTGATGAGGCGGAAGCCACCGAGGAGTTCGTCCTCGTCCGTAGCCGCAGTGAAGTTCACGCGCACACACTCGCGCTTCAACTGAGCGCACACCTGCTCCACCATCGTGGTCTTGCCGTTGCCGCTCAGACCCGTGATGAACACGGGGCAGAACCGCTTGGACTTGATGATGGACTTGATCTCGTTGTGGTAGCCCCACGGAATGTAGTTGTCGTCCGTGGCGGGAGTGAAGGTTTCGCTCTCGCCCTGCGTGATGGTACGCGCGAGTTCAGCCGCGTCCGTACCCGCAGTGAGCGCAACCGCGCTGCACTCCTCAACAGCAGGAGCGTTCGCAGTCACGACAGGAGCGGGAGCCGCCTTCGGCTCCGTGCGCTTCGCAGTCTTCGCAGACTTCGCACCCGCAGGGCGACCACGCTTCACTTCGGTGATCGTGAACGCGGCATCGTCCGCGAAGAGTTCAGGCAGCGCGTACACGCCACGCCCACACTTGCGGGTCTTGTCCATGCACCACGCGGGAACAGCAGCGTAGCCCGCCTTGTGCGCGGCGCGGAACAGGGGCGAGAACTGCACCGACTGCCCATTGCAGGAAGTCTTGGCAGTGATGCCGAACGCCGCGAGGTGCGGACGAACAGCAGCAATAAAGGCGAACTGGGAAGAGGTCATGTTGAAAGAAGCGGTCTTCATGTGGTTTATTTTACTGCATTTCTGCCTGTATTTCAAGGCTTGCGGGGACAGCGCGTCCGATAATACTTGCTGTAACCCCTTGTGTGATGGGTGTTTACACTATCTTTGAAAAACTGCCGATTTTACACAGCGAGGTATTCCCCGATGTGATTCGCAACAGAGCGGAGCGCACCGTGCGCGATCTGCGTTTCCATGAACGCCTTTGCAAGCGAGTTGTTCGTCTTGGCGGTGTCCATCTTGGACTCTGCCTTGTCGATGGCGATCTGCGCGTTGCTGCTGATCGTACCGTTCGCATCGCGGCTGAAACGATCAGCGTCCACGATGATGGCGGAATCCCAACCCCAAACATCGCCACGCACGAAACCGTCACGCTTCCACTCGTTCGTCTTGCAGACCATGCCGTAGTGCGCGGGTTCAACCGCACGGCGGCTGTAGCCCACCAGACCAATCCAATGCACCTTGGAGCCAGTGCGGCGGCGCAGGATGTCCACAGCAATCATGCACTGCGGGTGACGCACGGTGTCGGGAACGCCGTTCGTGCCGAACTGAAAGAAGCCCTTGTGGACGCGGTAGCCGTGCGCGTCCTTGCCGTACTTCGTGACGCGGTTCAGATCGTAAGCCGCGCCCGTGCGCTCATCCGTGATCACAACAGCAGTCCTAGACTGGCGGAGGTAGCCAGCGGACGGGGTGTACTTTTGCCAATTAAACTCAATGGCATCGGTCGGCTCACCGTCCGTCAGCACCACGGTGTGGGCAATCTGAATGCGGCTACGCTTGATGAAAGCCTCCACAAGATCAGCAGCAGCAACAAGAGCCGCAGTGGTGGGCGTACCGTTGAGTCCGTAGCGGTAGTCGCACGAACCCATCTGGCGCCAGTTCCACAGGCAGGTCTTTGCAGCCTCGTAGTCCGCGCTGTTCATGCGCGAGGACAGCAGGTTCATCATGGTAAGCCCCTTCGTGGTGAGCAGCGCGTTCTGACGGCGTTCCGAGTCCTGCGTGTACGCAGCATCGCGTTCAGCCTTGCCCTGCGCGGAGTAGCCGTCCTTGATGTTGAAGTAGCCCATGTCCGAGAAAGCGTACACTTCAAACGGAATGCCACACTTGCGGCAGAAGTCCGCAAGGATGAACAACTGACCCATCGTGGACTGCATGATCTGGCTCATGGACGCAGACCAGTCAAGCAGAATCACGATGCCGTGGTTCTTGCCGTCAGCCACGCGGGTGGTGCGGCGGAAGATGTCGTCCGTCCACTTGTACTGATTCATGCGGAGGGTATCAAGCGAACCGCTCTTGGACACCGAGGTGCGGCGCCAGTTGTCAGCAGCCTTGCGGCGGTTGAACGCGGTCGCCATCGTGACCGATGCGGTGGTGTAGTCAGAGATGCGGATGGGCTGTGCCATGTAGCGGCTCATGCCCGAACCACGCATATCCGCGAGGAACTGCGTGTAGTCAAGCACCTTGCAGGACTGCGACAACTCCTTCGTGGTGACGCGCACAATCTCCTCCACTTCACCCATATCGCTCTTCGCAAACTCCTCAAGAGCCTTTTCAAGACTCGCGTTGGTCTGCGGAGCAATACCGCTGTTCATGTCGTTGGACTTCTTCGGCTTGCCCTGTCCGCCACTGGCGGACTCGCCCTGCGGCTCTTCGGTCGGCTCGTCACCGCCAGCACTCGCGCCGCCCTGTTCGGACTGCGTTTCGCGCTCTTCGCCTTCGCCAGCACCTGCGTTGGAGCCGTCTTCGCTCCCCTCCTGCGCCTCATCCGTACCGCTAGCGTCCACTTCGGCTTCGCCGTCAGCACCGTCTTCGCCGTCTTCGGGGGTTTCCTGCGACTGCGGATCCTGCTGCTGCTGCTTGCGCTGCTGCTCCTGCGCGTAGGTGATCATGTCCTGCGCGAGGGCGACAACTTCCTCCCAAGTGGCGACAGTCTCGCCACGGGAGACAAGAGCGGCTTCCTCCGCGCTGAAGCGGATCACCGTACCCGCGTGGACACCGCACTTGAAGTGCAGGTTGAAGCGGTCGGCAAAGATGAGCGCGTTCGTGTTTGAAATATCGCCAAAGAACTCGCGCTCCATCAGGGTCTTGTACGCATTGATGAAGTCAGCCTTCAGACCACGGAACTTCGTCTGAATCATGCGCTCAATGCGCGCGTCCTCAACGATGTTCAGGTACTGCTTCGCAGTGTCCCGTTCGCAACCCGTAGCCGCGCTGATCGTGTCAATCGCGGTGCGCCAACCGTCAGCGGGAGTGAACAGGGCGTGAGCCACTTCGTGACCCACAAGCATATCGTAGAGCGAACCGCTGGCGTTGCTCCACATGGGGAGGTGCAGCGAACGGGTACGCAGGTCAAAGAACGCGGTCGGGATGTTCTGGTGAACAACCGAAATGTTTTCAGTCGCAAGCAGACGCGCAAGCATCGACTTCGCGGCAGTGGGAGCGGACGGGGTAGTGGCAGAGAGAATCGGAACCATGCCCCAATTGTACTGGAAAATGGGCATTTCTGCAAGCATCACCCGCCAAAAATCGTAACCCCTTGTGAAATAAGGACTTACGGGGACAGCGAGGTCCGATAACCCGTTCCCACGCCAATTTTCCAATCGGCACGCGCCTGCACGAGCCGCACGCACTGGTTTCGAGAGCCGCGCACTGAACCCATTACGCGCAACCCCTTAACTCCTCAACACGCACCCGCGCCCGCACGCCGCCTGCAGGACAAATTTTTGAATGCGATTAGAATGATACGGCACCCTATTCTTCACGGATTTCTAGTGTAGACTAGACTATCTAATAGTACCTAACCCGAGGAGTTCCAATGGCTTACATGAAGAATCCCCGCGTCCAACACTTTCTCAAGACCGTGCGCGTACAGTGCAAGAAGTGCAATGTGCGCTTCACCCTGTCCAGTGGGTATCGGGTGAACGCTGGCGGCGAACGCTGTCAGGGATATTTCATTGAACCGTGGCACTCGCAGGGGCATCAGGGTGAACTGCGCGTGGCGGTTGGTGGTCGCCGCACCTCTGACTGGCTGTACACCCTTGTCCATGAGTACGCCCACTTTCAGCAGTGGATGCGGGACGACCCCATCTACAGAGAGAAGGACTACCTGACCCTAGAGCAGAAGACTGAAGCCGAGGCTCTGGAACTGTGTAGGACTTTTAAATTGCCTATTCCACGCCGTGTACTGCTGCGCGAACACCGCAAGTACATGAGGAAACTCGCACGGGAGTGCTGATACATAGGTGTAGGAGACTACACTATGCCCACCTATGAGTACCAGTGCCGTGCGTGTAAACACGCTTTTGAAGACATTAAAAAGATAGACGACCGTGACGCGCCGTGCAGCGCACCGTGCCCACAGTGCGGAAAGCGTGGTGTGGAGCGCGGTATCAGTGTGCCAGTGATGGGAGTGGATGCCACGGTGGGACCAGGCGCAGACTTTAAGGAATTGGCGCGTAAAATGTCACGCGGTCTGCCCAAGAGTGCGCGGCAGAACATGGAACGCGCTGCCTCTCTGCGTGGTCGCAAATACGGCGCACAGTAAACGCATTACCACGCACAACCCTATTTTTTCACAGGTTCCGAAAGGTGGGGCGCAGTGTCGCAAAGTGGGGCTACATTCTCAAATATTCCACCCAATCCGCATTCTGGTGGCACCAGTGCGGGTTTCGGTCTAGGCGATGCGATTTCTACACTCACACACGCTCTCCGCATCCCTGAGTGTGCCTCATGTGGTAAACGGCGTGAATTCTTTAATCGTTTGCTACGCATCTCCTCTGCTCGCACCCCTCTTGAAGGCTACATAATTTCACAGGAGAACACCAAGCAATGAAACTATTTCTTGACCCATTCCCATTCCGTAATCCCGAAAACCGCAGCAGCATTGGCGATGTCATTGCCGAGATCACAAGCCGTGGCGAGCAGCCGAAGCGCAAGGGCTACGCCAAAGTGGAAAAGACTCCTGCTCCCATTCCGCCAAGCAAGTCTGGCAAGCGGTACGACAAGGCGGGAAAGGTCACCGAATCCCACACCCGCGCTCAGTTGGAGAAGTTGAGTACTACCCGTCTGCGGGAATTGATGCGGAAGTACGAGGCGCGTGTGCTGAAGGGCGACCGTGACGCCGCCCGAGAACTGGCAGACATTCGTGGGCTGCTGCGGAGCAAGGGCGCAGGGGCTGCATTGGAGGAAGCGAGCGCGTGTGAACAGGCAGCACTGGCACGGCTGCGGGCAGCAAACGCCGAAGACCTAGAGGAGAAGCCAGGCAAGGCAGGAGAGAAAGCCCACAAGCGGCTCCACAAGACCATCGGCAAGGTGCTGAAGAGCAAGTAACACCAAACCCCCGCAAGGGGGTTTTCTTCAGGCTAAATAGAGACATGAAGGGATTCCGCCAGTACATCACCGAACGCCTAGCCATTGAGGACAACCCCAATGCGTACACGCCACCCGCTACGAGTGGAGCGCGTAGTCGTGCGGACATTGCGTACGAGCGGCGGCAAGCACGGCTTTACGGTGGAGTCATGGCACGGGTAGCCGCACAGGAACTTGCCAAGTCGCAATCCCGCCGCTCCGCTAAAACCACACGCGAACCTTTCCCGTGGCAGGGCATCAAGCGGTCAGGGTGGACAGACGGACAGCCAGGCTGGTGGCATCCCACGAAGCAGTGGTTCACATTCAACCACAATGCAGACGGCTTCCATGTCACGCAGATTGTAAAGTCGCCGCAGAAGTTTGGTATTTCAAAAGCAGAACTAGACGCGGCACTCATGCGGGAAGCCAATTACCTGTACGCCAACAATGTAAAGTGGTACGATGCTGACGGTGAGCGCAAGGATCACAACGCCGAAAGCGTGCGCGCCAGCATTCTGAAGACCGACATTGATCTTGCCCACGAAGTGCAACTCGTTGCGTACAAGAAGGGCTGGCTCAAGGTGTACGGCAAAGACCGCCCATCGCTTGAAGGCACAGAGCATTCGTCCGCCAAAGCCGCACTGCGCGAAATTGGTGGAGTAATGGGCGAAGACACCGATGTGGTGTTGGAGATGCTGACAGCGGATCGCAACAGCAGACGATACAAGAGTGTCCGCGCCAAGGATTGGAACCGCACATGAAGTCTTTCACTCAGCATCTACGCGAAGCCGTGATCTCTGCGACCAAAGCGGTCAAGGGCGCACGCAAGCCACGCGGCTACAAAAAAACCGCTGCAAAGACGTTTGAGCGGTTGCGTGGCGAAACCACCTATGACGGCAAACAATACGCATCGTACACCGACACAGGACATGACAACCCCAATGCTCGTTGGCTTGAGAAGTGGGGACTGCCACCCACAACCGATGTACAGACTCTGCGCCAATACTTGCCGCTGCTGTGGTGGTGGGATCACGGCAAGATCGTGGTGTACGAGATTCCGCAAGGCGAAACCGCACAGGATGTGATTCACGGTGACATTCCTGAATACCTTGCTGCTGCAAAGCGAACACGCAACCCGAGCGGCATGACGGACTATCAGGGTCGCGTTGACCGCTTCCGCAAGACTGTATCGCTCATCTCTGCGGCAACAGGCGAGAACCTGCTGCGGGATCGTGCGCTTCAGCGCGGCAAGAATCGCGTGGCAAACAACCTTGCGCGTATGTTTCCAGGCTACACAGTGGTTGACATGGATGTGGAGGGAGCAATATGAAGGACTTCTACTCTTATTTAAACGAAGGCTCACATGACTTAAGTGATTCAACGAAGACCAATCACCAACTATCCAAAGAACTGAAAGAGGGTTTTGCTCCTCAAATCATAACCCCTGACAACATCATGTTCTATCAGGTTGTTTACGGTTCTATTGCCGCTCTGTGGTTGGCAGGGATTGTTAGTGATCTTCCCCGAACCGTTGGCAATATGTGGAACAACGCGAAGCGCAAATACAAGGACGATCAGGAAACCTCCAAGGCAATGCAGACAGACTTTGCAAAATTGTCTGATGAGATTCTCAAGAACATTCCAAGCGAGTGGTCTTCGCAGCGAAAGACACATCTCAAGAAACTTCTTAATGCGGCGAAGACTCTTTCATCAGCCACAGGTGAAGACAAGAAGATTGAGTACGGAAAACTTGTTCGTGAGATACAAAGATACATGAGTGTCCACGGCAGCGATAAAAAGACAACCGTGAAAGAAGGCGTGGAACACGGCGACACACCGCAGCCCAAGCCCGAGTACTTTCGTAAGCCGTTCAACATCAGCGGCAAGATTGTGCAGTTGCATCCTGTGTTTGATATTCCCGTGAAGACCAAGAAGTACAGGAACACGCGCTTCCGCATTGGAGAACGAGACGGGAAGAGTCCGTATGTGGATACTCCTGGTCAGAAAGCGTATGATGCCAAGATGAGCGTGTGGCGATGGCGCGTTCGCATTCAGACCGATGAAGGGTGGATGCTCATGGGCTACATTGGCACATCGGATCGCAAGGAAGGGTTGCCGCCCATTCGCTTGGGCGATACGGTTGAAGTCACGAATTTGAAGTTGTCGCAGATGACAGGCGGAAATCAGATGACCTACGCTGATTCGTGGGTAAAGGGCGGCTACACCACATACTCGGACAAGGCTGTGGACTACCGCTCCGAAATTTTCTCTCGTCAACTGCACGGAAAGGTGAAGCGTAAAGCCGTATGATAGACTTCCGCTCCTACCTCACCGAACTGTTTGACACAAAGTTTTCCCTGCAACGCATGGGCTACAACCAATTCATTTTTCATGTACAGGAAAAAGACGGTCGCTTGACTCCTGTTCCTGATCGTGGAAGCAAACTCACGCAGTGGGTGGAAAAGGAATTGGGAGTCACGCCAGAGAGTCACTTTGACAGTCTGCATAAGTTCTACACAAAAAAAGCAAGAGTGTATGTCTACTCAGTGGAGTTTACTCCACTTGTGCAGATCCGAAACGAATACCCTGAATTTTTGCTGTTCTACGGTTTGGAGCCTGACGGCATCTACGAGTTGTCGTTTTCTCGCCACGCAACATCGCTTGAGCGTATGCCGCCCCGTCCGTATCCCGTGGGAACAAAGCCCAAGGACATCAGCAAGTTCTATTGGAAATTTGATAGCGGCGGCACAGATGAAGACCTGAATTGGTTGAGTACAGGTGGTGCGGCTTCCGTGCTTGGCGCGGTGGTGGACGCTTCCCGTGAATTCGTCAAGAACAACGATCCCGTTCGCGGAATCATCATTGGAACCAAGACCAGTGCCAATCCTGCGCGTGGTCGCATCTACAAAGCACTTGCGCGTAAAGCAGCCGCCGCAGTGGGCGGCACAGTGCATGAGTTGGACATTGCGCGTGGGGGCATGGCAGCACCCACCATTGTTTGGTTGGACAAACAGCACAAGTTTGGTGAATTGTATCAGGGAGGTAAAGCGTGAACACATTCCGTTCCTACCTTACCGAAGTGTTTGACCGTCCGTTTCCTGTGCGTGAAATGAAGCGGATCGGTTACGGTCCCACCACTATTGAAGTCACCTATCAGGCACAGACCGAAAACGGTCAGTACCTGACCATTGATATCAGCAAGATCAAGGTGAACGGATGGGAAATCAATTTCACGCTTGACGGCTCACACGATCTCACACACGCAGGCAAGCCGTACCGCATACTGGCTACGGTGGTGGAGGCGGTGCGCCTGTTCCTGAAAGACCACATGGAAGCACGGGGTGAACTGCCGAAGGAACTAGACATGGTGTCTAAGACATCCGAAGGCAAGCGCGATGCTGTCTACAGTGCCATGATGAAGCGATTCGGCAAGGAGTTCGGCTACAAGATTGCGGGAACCAATGTGACAAACCGTTTTTCCAGTGTGGAAAATCAGCGAACTGTGACCACAGCCAAACTGGTGGAAGCGCGTGACTACAAGGCTGAATACGCCAAGATGTACGGCGGCGACAATCCTACTCCCAAGCAACGCCGCGCCATGAAGAAGAAGACTGCGCGGAAGCGCGTCCTGCGGCGCATGGGACGCGAGGGTAAGAGCAATGACGGCAAAGAGATTGACCACAAGAACGGGAACGCATTGGATTCGCGTCCGTCCAACCTGAGATTGGTGGCTCGGCACACCAACAGGTCAAAGGACAACAACAAATGGCGGAAATGAAAAATAGTCTCGCTGCGGGAACACGCCAGCGTTACTAAATAATGCTGACAAGCCAAAATCACTCAAAGGAGAACTCTTATGGCATTCACAGCAGACTCGGTCGAACAGGCAAAGGCACTCAAACTCGCTAACCAACTCTCTGCGTTGTACGCAACTTTCGGCACAGGATTCAGCGGAGCAACTGCTGCTCTTGCCGTAGAGGACTACGCGCAGAAACTCGGCTTTGGCATCACTGGTCTGACCACTGGCGCAGGATTCCCTCCGTTCGGCACAATTTTGCCCTCTCTCAATCGCGGTGTCGCTGCTGCTCTACAGAATCCCCGTGGTGAGACAATGGCAAACGGAATCACGCTTGGTGCGGTGGAAGGTGCCACCGTTGGAATCTATATGCACAAGTTTGTCCGCACTGGTGAAGACTTTACTGCAATCATGTTCAGCGGACGCACTCTTGCCGCTGCTACAACAGTTGCTGGCAGCACTTTCCAAATCAACGGAGCATTCACCGCACACACGAATGATCTTGTTGATATTGAAGGAACCCTGTACCGAATCACCAGTGGTATTACAAGTGCAGCAGCAAACAGCAAGTCTGAAGTCACTGTTGCAGGAACCATCGGACAGGTTTTCCCTGTCGCAACTGCACTGAGTCTGAAAAGCATCGGTGTGACTCGCGGTACATCGGGAGTCGCAGGCAGCACATTTGAGTCATTTGCTTCAGGAACCGTAGTCAACGGTGGATTCACTGCTTGCGTGTTCTTCGGAAGAACTGCTGACGGTGGATTCACTGGTACCATTTCGTAAACCTAAATGTCTGAAGAGTTTGATTTTGGCTTCACGGCGGTAGACGAGGAGGAGTTGGGCTTGGCGGCAACGCCCCCAACTCCTCCCGCTCCGTCCGTTTCACCTGATGCAATGGAAGCAATCGCAGCACAGATTGCTGATTTGAGAAATGCCGTGTCTGCAATGAAGCCAGCAACTTCCGCGCAAGTTGTGAATGAAGTAGAGGAACGCGCCAACGCAACGCGAGAAGAGTGCAAGGAAAAACTGCAAGCAGTGGAACGCCTCATCCTGCCTCTCCTAACTAATCTTATGAAGAACCCCGAGAAATCGTACATCAAGTGGGAAGGACGCGCGGAGAAGATTGCCGCACAGATAGACAAGATCACCGCCATCACCCGCAGTTACGGAGTCTGACATGGAAGACACGGAAGACCTTGAACCATACAAGAGCCTACGCACCGCGATCTTTGAGGTGGTAGCCGCCGCCAAGCCGATGAAGCCTGCGGCGAAGAAGCCCGCTGCCGCTGCACAGCAGCCCCACAAGGAAGGCGAGACATGGCAGACTTCAAGCGGCAACTGGGGCGCGAAGAACAAGGCAGGACAGACAGAATACTTTGATTCGGAAGACAACGCGAAAGCGTGGATCGCTGGCAAGTCCGCTCCCGCTGGTCGCATTGCACAGCCAGGCGACACATCTCGTAAGGTGGATTTGGATCAGGACGGCTATGAAAAGAAACCAGAAGTGAAGGGAGCAGCACAGCCGAATGCAAAACCCGCAGCAGCCGCAGGAACCCGACCCGCTCCTCAACCCGCAGGAGGAGCCGCCCCCAAAGCGCAAGCGACAGCCGCTGATACGCAGCGTCAAGCACAATCGCAAGGTAGTCAAAAAGGTGCAGAACAAAAGCCTGTACAAGCGCAACAGCAGCCAGCGGAAGACCCAGAGGTAAAGTCTGTAGCAGGAGAAGATCCGCAGTCTCCTTTTGATTCTCAAAAGCAGGGTGATACAGGCAAGGACAACGCTGGTTTCAAGAAGACAGGCAAGAAGGCAAAGTTCAAGACTGAAGAAGACAAAGCCAAGAGCATAAGAAAGTCTAAACTGATTGCGTCCGCGATCAAGAGCGGAAAGATGACTGGTCCAAAGGACGATTCCGAATCGCTCACTGGCAATGCAGAAGCAGAACGAGCCTATGTTGCAGAACTAAACCACGCTGCTCTGCAATCAGGAATGGGTGGAGATGTCATTGACCACGAACCGTGTTCCAAGATGTTTGCTGCACTGGGCTTCTGTTACGACAATGAGGGCAATCAAAAAGACAAGGGCATCAAGCGTCCAGAGATGCCGCAGTTGTCGGGAATCGTTGACACAGAAAGAACCGATTCTGTTGCATACAAAGAAGCATTGAAGCAAGCCAAGCGTCTTCGTGCTGCAAAGGACAAGTTCAAGACGGATGACCCCACGAAAGAACAGAAGAAAGATGTGACCGATGAAGAGGTGGAGGCTGCAACCCCCTCTCCTGAAGAAATTGGTTCGGTTGAAGTGAACTTTGAAGAGAAATTTATAGAAGCACTGAAGAACGCTGGCTATGAAGTGGATGATGTGGAAGTTAATCCTTCTACTCTTCGACCCATTCAGACAGAGATGCAGGGATCAAAGATTGCAGGAATGTACAGCACAATTGCGGCTGCTGAAGTTGATCCAAAAACATATGGGTCAGAAGCAGTCCGCCTCAAGGCTCCCATCTTTACATCGGGTGGCTATGTGATTGACGGTCACCACCGTTGGGCTGCTATGATTGGTGCAGACATGGCAAACGGCAGAGGCGCAGACATGAGAATGAAGACACGCAACATCAAGAAGGGCGGCAAGGATGTTGACATTGACGATATGGTTGCGTTCTCCAACGCATTCCAACACGCAATGGGAATCACAAATCAAGACCGCAACAGCAAGCCCACTCGCAAGAATTTCTCCGATGCGGAATTGAAGACATCGGAACAGATTGCCAAGGGACTTGGCATCAAAGAAAACAAGCCACAGACAAAGCCACAACAGCAGAAGGAATGGACCATGAGCAAGTTTGGCGCAAAGCGTATGCAGAATCTTGTTGAGTCCCTGAACGAAGCCGCCAAAGCCAAGTTCAAGAAGCCACCTATTGCGGGTGACGAGCCTGACACATTCGGATATGGTGCGCGTGTGCAGCGTGGCGGCTCCGTTGGCGGCAAGATGGGCGTAAAGCCTATTTCTCTTGCAGCACAAGTAACCCGCGATGCCCGTGCTGCGGCTGCTGTTGCGAACAGCGAGAAGACAGCCGCCGACCTGATGCGAACCGTTGAGTCCAAGCCAGAGGGAACCACATTTGAGATTTACGGATCGCGTGACGGCAAGGAGACATCCGTGAAGGTAAAGAAGGTTCGCTACATGGGCGACACGGTGTACATGGTCGGCAACAACCGCGTAGAGTTGCGCGTGTCTGGCGTTGGCTTGAAGGTTGTGAACCCGAAGACGAACCGCACACTGCTTGATCGTGGTGCAGACCTCATCTGGGAGAGCGCGGACTTCTGTGATGTGGGACGCATCACCATCACCGAGATTCGCAAACTCACGAAGGATGAACTCGCAAAGATCCGTCCAGGAATCAATAAGCCTACTCCAAAGAAGTGAGGTGACCCGTGGCTTTTGAATATAAGCCGAAAGACTTTGGATTTTCTGGTAAAGAAGTCCCCTTTGAGCAGTATGTAAAGACTGTGAAGTCTGTCGTTGGCAAACTGTCCAACAAGGAACACCCCGTAAAGTACATGGTTTCTCTTGTGGAACACGCGAATGATGAACTGACGGATGCTGAAATGAAAAAGATTGCGGTGGCAACAAAACTGAATGCCACACAGAAGAAGAACATTCAAAAGTACTTTGGTGAAGTGGTCGGTCCAATATGGACAACGCGAAACAATGTGTTTGGCGACACACCTGATCCAAAGAAGTGTTTTGTGTTTCATCCTTCTGCTGCAAACACTCCGCTCACGGACTATGAAGTGCGAATCATGGGCAAGGACGGAAAGAAGACCGCTCACGCAAGACAGACAAGCAAGACAAAAGCGAACACCGCAAGCAATCTTCTGCGCTCCAACCGCATATCCGCAAAGTCTGGTGCCACCACGAATACCGTAAAGGCAAAGGACATACTGGTCGTGCTGCGTGAGCGCAACGGCGTGAATGAAAAGAACTGGAAGGGTTCGGTGGAGGAGCAACTGCTTGAAGTGATTGCCGAATCAAGCACTTCGGTCGGTCCTCTGAGCGGTGCTGTTCTGCTGATTGAAAAAAGAGTCATAACGAACTACGCTCCCGCAGCCACACTTGAAAAACTGGCAAAGATGCTGTCTGGCGGCGGGACAGTAAAGACTCTGCTCGGAAAATCGGTTGAGGATGTTCTGAACGACAAAGAGGTGCAGTCATTGAAGCCCGTGGTTCAGGCAGAGAAGTCTCTCAATCACTTCATAAATAACAAGGGTAAAGTTGTTACTCTTGCAAACAAAGATGCATTGATCGTTGGCTACATCTGCGTAGCAGTGGAGCGGTATCTGCAAAAGGTGTCGCAGAAGTCCGACAAACTTGAACTTGACGGCATATTCTCTGACGCTGTTGGTGGCATCATAAATTATGTTGAGTTCACGGTGGACGGATCCAATTTTCCCATGTGGAAGCACTACGGCGTGAAGGAACTCAACGACATTGATGGCTATCTCCGTTCAAAGAACAGTCTTTCAACGCGGCTCGCAAAGCGCGGAATGGCGGACTCGTTAGGATTCCAACCAATATTTGGATAACACATGAAACCATTCAAAGACCTACGCGACCACGCATTCTGCTCTCTTCAACGAATCATCTTTGAGGAGTTTGATGCCGAACTCACCGAAGAGAAGATCGTACTTGATATGCCAAACTTCTCCTATGAGGATGTTGTGGACTATTTGGAACAGGAAGGCATTGAGTGGGAGGAGAAGGACGGCGTGATCTACATTCTTGATCCTGTAGAGGAAGCAGAGATCACGGTTGAGGTGGAAGAGGAAGAAGAGGAACTGGACGAAGAGTTTGAAGTAGAGAGTCAGATGTTGAATGAGGTCGCTGCCAAGCGTAAGATAGTGGTACGCAAAGGCAAAAAGCGAATCATCTTCAAGTGCGCTCCTGGCTTCAAAAAGAAAGGCGCAAGAACCTGCGTTCGCCGTCCTGTGTCACAACTACGCAAGATGAAACTCACAGCAAAGCGAACAGCACGAAAGTCTCGCGGCAAGCGGTCGCAAGCGAAGCGAAAGCGAAAACTGTCTCTCCGAAAGCGGCTCACATTCGGGCTGCGACCACGAAAGAAGAAGTGATCCATGAAGATTCATAATGAAAAAAGTGGCAACGGCGGAACAGCATGGGTGACTTGCGCTGAAGGCAGCGCACGGGTCTTCTACACACACTCCAATCCACGGCAACCACTGTCCATGAGATGCGCGGTGGTGAAGGCATCTGCACCGAACCTCGCCGTGGCACTGATTGAAGGCTTGACCCAACTACACTCTCCCACCGTGCTTGTGGTTGAGAGCGAAGCCACCGAGATACGGTACACGCCGAAGATTGCGTCATCGTTTCGCTGTTGGACTCACGGAAACCAATCAGTGTTCGCGGAAGCGTTCTCCTCGCGTGATGTGTTCAACCGCGTGTGCAGTCTTTCGTGCGCGATGCAGAACACGGATTTCGTGCGCGTGAAGGGCGATGAGGTGCAGTTGTACGGCTATCATGCCGTGCTTGGCAAGATACGCGAAAGCACCATGCCGTTTGAGTTCCTGTCCATCAAGGAGGAGTGCGACTACTCCATCAAGGGAGCATCCGCGAACTGCGTTGAGCGCATCGTGGAAGCAGCAGAGAGCGCACTGCCGCACCTGAGCGGAGCGTGGGCTGACCGCTTCTCTGCGGCTCTGTGCGCCATACGAGAACAGCAAGGCAGCGAACGCGGATTCGGTACGCGGTATTCGTATATTCAGGAAGTGGTGACTGCGGTGCTGTTGCCAGCAGTGGTTCGCTTCGGCAGCACACACCCGTTCACCCGCGCAGTATTTTCAGAATTTTCGCAAAGTGCGTCTGCATATGTGGGTGCTTGTGAGGCTTTCTTGAGCGAACACCGTGAAATAGACGGAATGATTTCATAAATAAGCACAGACACCCTACATACTACTAGGAGAATACGATGAGCAACATGAGACAGTATCTTGCGTGGCTGCAACAGAATCAGCAGAACAATCCCGAGTGGAAGGCTGCTAACGCTTGGCAGAACCGCAATCAGACGAAGGTAAACGAGAAAGCCAAGCCGTCCGCGAACCAGTTGCCTGAAGGCACCGAGATCGTGGAAGAGCAGCCCAAAGAGTAAAAATGAAAACATTTGATCATGCGTTCGTTGAACTGAACGAACAAATTGAAAGCGTTGAAACCCCGAACGGCAGGAGATACAGGACTCCTGACGGTGTTTTTCCGTCTGTGACCACAGTCACGGGATGGAAGAAGCGGGCATTCTTTGCCAAGTGGCGGCGCGACAATCCCGAAGAATCCAAGCGAGTACTCTCCCGTGGCACAAAACTACACGCGATCATTGAAACCTATCTCCGAAACAGTCTTACGACAACTGCGCTCGCTGAGGCAACGGGAACGAGCGAGGCGGACTTGTTTGTATCCATGCAGGAAGACATCAATCGCATCGGCAAGATATTCGCCATTGAAGTTCCGCTCTGGTCTAAAAAAGTGGGACTCGCTGGTCGGACGGACTGCATTGGTGAGTTTGACGGAGTTCCGTCTGTTATTGACTTCAAGTCGTCCAACTATCCAAAGTCTGAGGATGCGATACAGGACTACTTCATGCAAGCCACCGCTTATGCGCTCATGTGGCAGGATCTCACGGGACAGCAGTTACGAAATATTGCCATTCTGATCGGGGTGGAGGACGGCGGCTGTCAGGTGTTCACCGCCGATCCCCGCGACTATGTGGAAGATTTGGTGGACGCGATCCGCACCTACCGCGAGGAACAGCCCCTCCAAGTTTCCTAAATATGGAAGCGGAGGACACCTGTGATACGATTCACCGAACACCTGACAGAAGCATTCAAGGCAAAGAGTGGCAAGAATGTCCACTTGGAGCATCTTGAAGACGAAATCCTGAATGACGGATACGCAGGATTCAATCGTGCCATTGCTGCTGTTCGCGGTGTCATGGAAGTGTTTGGCGCAAACGAGCCGACCGCATACGATATCACGGTGAAGTGGGACGGCGCACCCGCCATCATCTGCGGAATAGACCCGAGCAGCGGTCGTTTTTTCGTTGGCACGAAGAGCGTGTTCAATGTGACACCCAAACTGAACTTCACGAATGCGGACATTGACGCGAATCACCCCGCAGACGGACTCAATGCAAAACTGAAACTCGCTCTGAAGTATTTCTCCAAACTCGGGATCCGTGGAGTGCTGCAAGGCGATCTCCTGTTTGACAAGGACACCGTGCAGAGCGAAACCATTGACGGCAAGCGGCACCTTACCTTCCGCGCAAACACCATTACCTACGCGGTGGATCCAAAGAGCGAACTCGGCAAGCGCATCTCTGCCGCAAAGATCGGCATCGTGTTCCACACCGCATACGAAGGCAACTCTTTGCAGACAATGGTTGCCCGTTTCAATCCCGATATTTCGTATCTGAAGAAGACCCGCGATGTGTGGTACGACAACGCTACCCTGCGCGTGGCAGACGGCAGCGGACTGTTCAGTGTTGCTGATCGTGAAGGCATGGAGCGCAGCATTGACTCGCTCACCGCCACCGCCGCTGACCTGAAGACCACGATGAACGGGATTGCGAGGAACGAAGGCGTGAAACAGGCGATCAAGACCTACATCAATGGTCTTGTGCGCGGCAACATGGGCAGCGGTCACGCCGATGTGAATCAGTTGTTGGCAATGATGGCACAGAAGGCGCAGGGCGCACGGAAGAAGCCAAGCACGAAACCCACTCCGAGCATGGAGTGGATCAAGCGCAACCGCAACCAGATCAATCGGGTTTTCGCCCTACATAATGCGTTGGCGCAGATGAAACTCGCCATCGTTCACAAACTTGCTTCACTCAAGGGTGGAGTAGGAACATTCGTGAAGGACGGAAAGGGCTATCGGGTCACCACACCAGAAGGTTTCGTTGCCATTGACCGCATGAGCAACAAAGCCGTAAAGTTGGTTGACCGCCTTGACTTCTCCCGCAGTAACTTCACTGTGGAGAAGACTTGGAAAAAGGACTAACGAGCAGTTGGTGTTTCTGGTACATAGCGGGAGGTGATCCAAGTGGCAAAAAAAGTTGGTGAGAAATCTAAAACTTCGCGTCCATGCAAAACCATCGTGGTTGCTTTCGGACGCTTTCAGCCACCGACCAGCGGACACCAACTGCTCGTTGACAAAGTGGTGGAGACTGCGAAGAAGCACGGCGCAGAACACGCCATGTTCAGCAGTCGCACCAACGACCCAAAGAAGAATCCTCTAACCCCGAAGCAGAAGTTCGGATATCTGAAGAAGTTTTTTCCTGAAGGCAACTTCATTGACAATGCAAAGATCAAGAATCCCGTGGATATGCTGTTCTGGCTTGCGGACAAGGGATACGATCATGTGCTGTTGGTTGGCGGTCAGGATCGGGAAGGCGCATACGAGGCGTTCAAGGACATGATGAAGCCCACGGCTACGGAGCCGCTGAAACTGAAGTCCCTGAACATTGTGAGCGCAGGCAAGCGCAACGAGGACGCAAAGGGCGTACAGGGCATGAGCGCATCCAAACTCCGCGCAGCCGTGGCAGCAAACGACTTGGCGACATTCAAGAGCGGAATGCCTCGCCGCGCAAACCAACGGGATGTGGTTGCCTTGTTCAAGGATTTGCAGCGTGGAATGGCGACTGCTCCCGCAAAGCGCAAGAAGACGATGAAGGAAGGGATTGACTTCCAAGACCTGTACGCGGCTGCGGCTGTTCGCCTCATGGAGAGCGATAAGTACAAGCGGCGATCTGATACGCCTGGTCAGACGGGTGGGTTCTCCAAGCACAACAAAATATTCCCTACCCCGCCTTGTAAAATAGACGAGGACTTGTCGCGGTGGTTCAAGGAAAAATGGGTGAACATTGGTGGGCGGAAAGACCCCAAGACGGGTCAGTATCCCCCGTGTGGTCGCTCGGACACCTCCAAGGGCAAGTACCCGAAGTGCCGCCCCCTGCACAAAGTAAGCAGCGAAACCCCCGAAACGGTGGGTGAGATGACTCCGAAGGAGCGGAAACGCGCCGTGATTCAAAAAAGACGGGTGGAACCTGAAACGGATCGCAGCGGAAAAGGCAATGCTCCCCGCATGACGAGCCATCTGAAGAAATCTAAATAAAGGGACAACAGGAGACTCTTATGGAACCAATGGGCAAAACCCCTGCCATCGCATCTAAACTGAACACCCTGCTCCGCATGGGCTTGGTGTCCAAGAACAATGTTCGCCGCGCCATGACCCTGTTTGCCGATCCCGAGCGGGCAATGAAGAATCCTGCGTACCGTCTGCTCATGCAGGAAATACTCATGGATGTGGTGGATCGTGTGCTGAACAACAAGACCCTGTACACCGCCATTCGTTCGTCTCTTGCAAAAGAACCCACCACCGTCATTGAGGGCGTGGAGAAGGAGCGCGAGAAGACCCTTCTGCGAAGCGGACTGGTGAAGAAGAAGGATGTACTCGCTGCTCGCCGCGCATTGGAGTCTCCTGCCAAGGCGAAGAGCATGAGTTCTTCCAAAATCTACCGCGACATGATGATCACCATGATGGACTCAATGGTGAAGAAGATCACGGGTTCGCCTGTGCTGTTCAATGCGTTCAAGGCTACGCTCGGCAAGGAAACCGTGGAGGAATCGTTTGATGTTCCCACGCAGGAAGGCATGGACTTGTTCTGGTTCTGCGAAGACGCACAAGCCCTCATGGAGAAGAACAAGCCCACGAAGCCTGAACTGTGGTCACGCGCCAAAGCCAAGGCTCGCGCCAAGTTTGATGTGTATCCGTCTGCTTACGCGAACGGTTGGGCAGTGAAGTGGTACAACGAGCAGGGCGGCGGATGGAAGAGTGTCAGCGAAGGCAAGACTTTTTCTGTTTTCTCTAAAGAGATTGCTGAAGGCTCCACACAAATGAATCGGAATACCATTCAAAAGAATGCAGAAATACGCAAGAAGGCAAGAGAACTGCGCTACAAACTAGAGAGCGAGCAGGGACAGAAGAAAGATAAAAAGGAAACCACATGAGCGAACACAAGAGATTCAAGGCATTCCGTAGCGAACTGAACGAGAGCGAGTACAAGGAAACCCTCACGGGCTATCCCAATCGCGGCATTGACACCGATGTTGGTGCAGTAAAGCAGGATGCGGACACCATTCAGAAGATCAACGGTGTTCTCGCTGCTCTTGGTCGCTACACCTATCAGCACACCGCTGAAGCAATGATCAAGATCCGCACACGCCTCAATCTCTTTATGATTGACTTTCCGTGGACTCCGTGGATGTGGCAGAGCAACCCCACTGGCACCTTCACGCTGAACGCCACCCTGTTCGGTCGCGTGGACGGCGTTGATGGCATGAGCGGAAACATCCGCTTTGACGGCAAGGCTAGCCCTACTGCTGGCATGAAGGAGTTTGCGCTTGTGGTCACCGTAGAGCCTGCGGAAGACGGATTCTACCGCGTGAACGCCAAACTACAGCCGCAGATTGCGGTAGTGCCAGAGGGCGTGGAGCATGACGGTGACAGCCTTGATGAGATGGCACAGACTCCTGCTCGTCAGCGGGACATGGAACACGCGATTCAGCGGCACGATGTCAAGGCTCAACGCGGCTATGAAGCCAAGATGAACAAGACGGGCAAGGCTGCTGCCCGTGGACGCAAACTGGAAGACAAGCATGATACTGCTGTGCGCCGTCTGATTGCGCGTGATACCAAGGAATACGAGTCTGAAAAACTGTACGGTCGCGGCGGCAAGATCGTGAAGGGCAAGCGCAAGCCCGTGAAGGAAGCCGCCGAACTTGATGAAGAACTCACTCCTGCTCGTCAGGCTATAATTGATCGTGAGAAGGAAAAGGCTTCAAAGGCTCTGAACAAGGGTAAGACTGCCAAAGAACGCGACAGAGGATACGCCCGTGGTTCGCGCATCAACTACCTTGAACTTGTACACAAGTACGGACGCAAGTCGGACAAAGAAGGCAGTCCGTATCAGGTAAACAAGCGTGAACTGAACAAGTGGCGCAAGGCTGAACACGGCATGAGAGAAGAGGTTGAGCAGATTGATGAGTTGAGCAAGAAGACGAAGGACGCATATGTTGCCAAGCGTGGTTCGCAACTGTCGTCCATGTTGAGCGGACACACCCGTGGCAAGCAACTCACGGGCAAGCAGCAAGCCAATGCCGTGAAGGGCATCAAGACGGCTATGGGCGGGAACAAAGATAAATCCAAACTCCCCAAACTACTGCCAAGACTGGCTACATTTACATTTGGAGAAGAACTCGTTGGCGGTCAGAAGCGGTTGGATGTCAACAAGAACAAGCGTCTTGACGCACAGGACTTTGCCATGCTCCGTGCGAAGAAAAAGCCCATGAAGGAATACACCGAGACTATGGGTGGCATTCCGCTCACCGCACCCGATCCCACTGCTACAAGAGCAGACAAGAGCGGTAAGGGTAAGCGGTTCCACAAGGGCGCGATCAAGTCCGTTGAGGAAGCCGTTGCAAAGGGCAAGAAGGGCAAGAAGCCAAGCCCCCACCAAGGTGCGGCTAATGTGATCGGCAGGCAGAAGTCCATCAAGTCAACCCTGCAAAAGCACGATATGCGTTGGTGATCCCAACGCCCCTACATCATGGACTTCAAAGTGCTGACTCGGGACAACTTCATGCTCTATGCAATGGGAAACTACACGAATCCCGATTGCTTGGGCATGGCTGAGTTCAACGAAGACCTTTCAAAAATCAAATATGTGAAGCGATTGCTGAAGAAGTACTCGCGCAACGGCAGGATCCGTCCCATCCTGCTGTTGAATCATTTGGTAATCATGGGAAATGTGTTTGGTCAACACGCCACAGCCCGTATGCTGTTTCACAAATTAGAGCGCGACATCCACTCTCCGCTGAAGACGGTGCTGCTGTACCTGAACTACATAGATGAGCGGATGATTTTTGATGGGGTGTCTGTGGGGGAGATTCCGCTAGACATGAAACTAGCAGAAGAACTCAAGAGGCTCTAATGTCCAATGCAGTCGTAACTCCACTGTTCCCTACTGGCGGTCGTGTCCGTGCGTGGTGCGTTACTTCTTTGGCTATACGAGCCACATCAGCAAGCACCGCATCGAATGTGTCACTTCAGGAACAGTTTGATGCACTGAATTTCGTGGATGGGTACAACCTGCGTATCGGAGCGGAAACCGCAAGCGCAACAGACAGAATATTCTTCAAGTTTGTGACACCCATGCAGGACTCTGCATATCGGGTATTCATACAGCCTCGGATGAATCCGATGACCGAGGATTCAGTAAACAGCAACAGCACCAGTCTTGAACAGTATCGTCTGTGTTCTGTCCTGAACACCAGTGCCGTCCAAAAGACAAAACAGGGATTTTGGATTCGTATGGGTGTGTCTAGCATCACCACATGGGTAAACGCACAGAAAATAATCCGCCCCGACAGCGTTGAAGGCAGGCAGTCAAGTACTTCAAACTCTTCCCGAAAAACCATTGCCCTATCGGTAGTAGTCCTATGAGCAGATCAGCATCACAAATATCGTCTCTTCCGCAGAACTCGCCCACTTGTGATGCATGGGCTGTGGTGTCCTTTGCAAACGCTCTTGGAGTCGTGACTCCGCAGATACTGACGAATCAGAGCAACGGAATAAGCAATCCTCTCCGTGCAACGGTTGCGTCAGGCAAGATCGGTTACAAGTTCTCTCTGTCGGACACCGCTCGTTTTCTGTCGGGTGGGTATGTCACCATAGTGACTCCTCAGATTTCAGACACGGCAACATCGCTCAACCTGTGGAATGTGTACAGTGATTTCGTTGGCGGTGTGGTGACCCCAAACGCAACAGCGCAAGACACCGCGTACTTCAACGAGGCAAAGACCACGCTCACGCTGACAAGCCACGAACTGCGTACTGATCTGAGTCTATTCCCAAGAGTCACCGATGAGGCAAAGACGGACTACAAGGCGAACATAGCGGTGTTCTCGTTGGCAACGGATTCCAACAGGAGCAGCACCAACGGCGGCGTGACGGGAGGAACTTTCTCCGTGGCAGGAGAAGGCGGCTTCGGGCGCATCGGTGACACCAACACATCTTCTCTGCAAAACATCGGGTTGTTTGACTCACAGAAGCGAGTTGCCGCTGCCTATGGCACCATCGTAATTCCTGCGCGTAAGAACGCCAGCACTGTACTGGCGTACATGGAGGACGGCTACAACTCATATGGCTCGGAAGACGGCTACAAGGCAGGAATCTCCGCAGGAGGACTATGCACGATAGATGTGCAGTTCACCAAGCCCTTGGACAACGCGGACTACTGCGTGATTCTTTCACGCGAACAGACATCAGGACCGTCAACGGTATCAGACACAGAGTTTGCCGTTCCGTACATTCGTGGAGAGAAGACCCGCAACGGATTCCGCGTAGAGGTTGCGCGACTGTCTGTGGTGAACGGCGTGATTGAGCAGGGTGTCACATCCGATTTCTACGGGTCGGGATACTCGGAAAAGATCCACTTCATGGTTTTCGGCGGCACAGACGAGCGCATCGCTTCTTCCACCAGCACCGAACAGGCGTGGACAACGAATCCCTATCTGAATCTTCTGTCCGATCCTGCTGGTCCTCTTGATTATGCCGTGTGGTGCAGTTCGTGGATTGATCCTGACTACGGTGTCACTACGGGGGGCGGACTTCCGCGAGTTGTGTCTGCCGCTGTGTGGGATGTTGAATCAAGAAACTACGCTCCGTACTACACAAGCACTAGCGGTGGAGTCACATATACCATTGTTCCTCGGGATCCCACCGATCCAGACTTTTCCGACACATACACGGAGGCACCAGCGGGTCAGAACGGATTGAATGCGCTTCAGTCTGGACTATACGGCTGTGTTCCCCTCATACAGAACTATCAGTCAGGAGGTTCTGGCGGAATAGAAGGGTCAAACGATCCTGCATTCGGAATGGATACACCGACAAAGCAGATCATATGGAGAACCATAGATCGTTTGAAGACCGTTCCGCAAGGAAGACGGCATTTCTATCCTGTTTCCATTCGATCACTAGGCATCTTCCCGAACTACCGAAGCAGTCTGTACCACCGACAGGAGCAGTACTTCAAGAATCGTGATGGATTCACATGGTCGGGCGGACTAAACGGAATTACGAGTGTTGGATATCGTCTGCCATCTGGCACAAAAAAGCAGTGGTATGTCTACGACCGATCCAATTCTCCAGAAATATGGGGAATCACTTCATACAATGGTCTGACCATAGCAGCGGGATACGCCTCTGGAGCAACCACCATAAGCCTTTGGGCAGGAGCAAACGGACTCACCCTTTTCCACAACGACAGGTTGTGGTTTGCTGGTGGATCTGTATTGGTTAGTCCGCCTGCATACAACAGTCTTGGTCTTGGTGTCTGGACGGCTGCGGCGGGACAGAGCAGAGATATAATCGTATCTGCCACCTCGTTTACTGGAGTTGTTGGAGCAGGAAACTCTGCTTGCAATGTGGAACAGAGCGTACTCGTTCTCGGAGCGACATTCGCTGCGGGAAGAACCATGATGAGTACTCTGTTTGCCGATTCCCAAGCGCAATTTGGTGCAAGCATTCTTGAGAAGTATCTGGCTGGCGTGCATTCAGGATTTGTTGAAGATCGACTGGTCGGACAACAGACCGTACCGAACACGCGATTCGACTATCTGAATGATGATGCCGAAACCATTTCATATGCGGGACTGTACTATCTCGGTCAGAATGACGGTATCACATGGAATCGCAGCAGCAGCGACTACATCTACAGAACATACGCAAACAGCAACAAGTTCAACGGAATAACCGCAGACTTCTTGTATGATGATCTCGGCGTTTCGGCAGGAAACACCGCAAGCGTGAATCCAAAGGATCCTGAACAGTTATGGGCGCAACTTCAGGGTGACTCCCGCATTACCACATACAAGTTCTCTCCCACTGGTGTCACCACGGACTCTTCACCCACCGTGAACTCGCTTTTCGTGGAACTCTACAACGAGTTGTGCAAGTATCACGGCAAGTATTATCGTGGAGTGTTTGAGCCAGGCATCAATGGATTCGTGCCAGATGATGCATATGCTCAGATGACCGTTGCTGCGGTCACGCTTGGTAGCATTGCTGGACTTACGGGATGGCTGTACAACGCGTGGACAGGTTACGATACTGGATACGGCGGCATCAAGAAGAATTACCCGCTTTCTAGCACGGAATATCTTGGCGGAAACACCTATGTTGGCGGACAATGGAACCCAAGCGCAGCAGAATTCGACCTATACGGTCGCCCCACTAGGATCAATGGTGCAGACTCTGGCGTTATCAGTTACCTGAATCTGGCACAGGGCTATCCCGCGATGGCGTACACATACATTCTGCGTGAACTGTGCGAGGGACACTACCGAGCAATCATGTGGAAGCCTGCGCTTGACAGAGGAATCTGCTGCGGAAACTATCTGCAAGTGGGACCATGCAAGCCAAGTGAAGCACTGTTCTATCAGGGCGGAAACATGGAACCGACCATTGCTCCGACAATACCTCTAGAGTTTGATTGCGCTCCGAGTTTCTATATTCAGTCTGGTGCGACCACATCTTCATCAAATCTCGCAGCCGCTGCTTGCTATTTCCCGAATCCAGTCAATAACTTCGGAAAGAAATACCTGTTCAACGGTATTCCCAACACTCGCGGATCACGAAGGCGGATGGGAGAGAATGTTTTCTCTCACGATGACCACACAAGCGGATACGGACACTTGCCAAGAAACGGAGCCATCAGATTCTACCACAGAAGCGGACAACGCTTTGCATCTGCTGCGGACTATCTTGGTGGCATTCGCAACTCGTCTTGGTTCGGAATCACCGCAGGAGATCCTGCCTTCGTCAAGGGAATAACCGTATACGGATCGTTCTCTGCGGGCGCAACCGCTGTTCGTGTAAGTTCAGGAAACACATTTATTCCTGGCGACATCGTGCGGTTCGGAAACTACAGCACCACGGTGTTCAACTATGTGACTGGTGGAAACCTTGGGGTCGGCGGTGGCGTGACTCTTCAGTTCAATACCGCAATAGGTTTCACGGGAACCACAGGCGACACCCTGTTGTATGAAACCGCGTACAGCAACTCGGCATTCGTTGGCTTCTTGCAGCGGATGCGACACCTCCGCGCCATGCAGAGAACTGATCCTGATCTTTGGAAGCACTTCACGCCGTGGAACAGCGGACCGACAGACCTATACGGAACAAGCCGACCCGACAGCCGTTGGTGGTGGGAACTCATGTATCACCTGTACTTGGCTGGCGCAAAGTATTTCATGTTCTGGTCTGGTGGTGCAGAGGTTGTCGTAGGCGACCGCGTGGATCACGGACTTGTCTATGTTCAGAAAGTACTGAACAACTGCCGCAAGATCAGCGGAAACAGCAAAATAGGTGAACCCGCTGTCATGGATTACGATCCGCTCAATGCAGATGTGATCGTGTCTGGAGGAAGAATTCAGAGTGGATCAAATGGTGGAAGATACCTGTGGAGACTCACTGCTAGACCTGGACCGCTCCACGAGGCAGTCACGCTCACACAGAACACTCGCGCTGATCTGCCTGCCACACTCACGATACCTGGTGGAACAGCCGCAGACTATCCTCACGGAACCCGTGGTGTGTGGCTCATCACGAAGTCCTCGGTGAAGCCAGAGTACACCATTGCTCCTGCATCTCCCGATGCCCTTGATTCCATTGCACTTGCAAAGGATCAGTACTATCCCATCATATTCTTCTACAATGAGGGAGGTTATGCAAACGATATTGCGGGTGTGACATGGGCAAACTGGACGGAAACAAGCGTGGCTTGCTTCCAAGGAGATCCGCTGTCGGCATCCGAACTTCGTGCGTATCCGTGGAATGCCAACCCAACTGACCTGAACAACACGCCGTGGCACAATCTTGTGTATGAACAGGTGATTGATGCGTACAAGTGGGGAGCAAGAAGTTTTCACCTGTATCTGCCTTATGGTGGCTACGCACGGGATGTGTATGCGTCCACTTACGGAGCATCGGCAGGAGGAAACTTCCTCCTGTATCAGCAGTTCAAGGACGGGTACACGCTGCCGTCTCCCGCAGGATTGACGCACCAACAGCCAGCGCGTTGGAAGGGATTCCCGCAGGCTATAAACGCCCTGCTCACGGGAACAATGGTTCCTCCCAACACGCAGAGGACTCCTATCACTGAGCCGTGCAATGTGTATCTGTACCTTCCTGGCTTGATGGGATGGTCAAACTATCGCCGTCACTCTTGTGCGATATGGAGGAGTCTGCCTGGAACCACTGCACAAAAGGACGCTGCTTTCTACGCGAAACTTGATTCTATGGTTGATGTAATCAAGAGCATGAAGCCGTCTAGTCCTACAGGAAACGGAAAACTGTCGGTGAACCTTGATGTGGCTCGTTCAACCGCTACTCCCGAAAGTGTTTACCTGTATCGCACCGTTGGTGATTCAACGGCACCATCTGCTTCTTTCTCTGGTGCCTATCTGACTGATGCATTGGAGTTGAGCGACTGGTATGTGAAACGGAAACTAGAGGCGGCAGGAATACCCGTCTTCATAGAATCAAGACCATTCAACCGAATGAATCAAGTTTTGATCTCCCCCACCGCGACTGGAATATCTGGTGCGGTTGGTGTAACGGCTTCCACTGGTTGGCAGGGCGAATTCGTCACATCGGACGAGCCGTGGTTCTGGGGATCAACAAATCCGCAGAACTATTCTGAATCCATCAAACGGTCAGAGATCCGCCATCTGCACCGCATGAATCCACAGGGATTCCGTCTGTCGGACATCGTGGTGCGGGGAGCAAGCAGCGATCCTTTCGGAATATATCACACCATAGCACGGGGAAACAGTTTCCTCAACTTCTGGAGAGGTGATGCATCGCTTGGTGCTGGCGGATTCACCACAGACGGAGACAGAACGCAGTACACGCCCATCGCGGCTGTAGCCCATCTGTATGCGCTGTCCGACCACTACAGGCAGTACACGAACCTGAAGAACGGAAACACCGCAATGAAGGGCGTGTGCTTTGCAAACTTCAACTCTATTGGTTTCGCTCTGAGCGAATTCAAGAAGGATGGGGAAAGACTGGTTGAGGCGCAGGGTACGAATGAGACAAAATACGCACGGTATAGCGACATTCACCCCACTGCCTGGCCAGTATGGAAAAATAGCGATGTGTTTAATGGAGCGTCTTTTGATGCCAACCCGCGAACATACGCAACTGACCACCAAACAAAGTTCTGGACGGCGAATGGTAAGCAGTTCTGGCAGAACAATGTAATGACCTCAAATTTCAATGATTTCATCACCATGTTGTCCACATTCAGCGCAACCGCCGCACCAGCGTTTGCAACGGCACAGGGGTGGGCAGGAGCCACATATCCGTTTGACTACTACAGCCGAAACACCATTGGAGCAGCACTGGGTCTGTCTCTTGGCGGCACCAACGAGGTAAACTAACATGAGAATCAAAAAATTCACGCAATTCCTTGAAGAGTTCCCCCCGCCAATCGTCACACAGCCACCAAACAATGTGGCAGACGGCACCAAGATAGCGGGACTGCCACCCGATCTTCCGCCTGTACCGCAGCGCAGAAAATCAAAAATAGGAAGACGGAAAGCCCCCAAGACCTAAATAAAGGGTAAGCCGCTCATAGAAAGGAAGTGACTACATGATTAGTCCTGAACTCATTTCATTGGTTGGTGGTGCTGCCACTGGTTTCCTGTTCCGCTACATGGCGCAGAAGAGCCAAGATCAAAAAGAAATCTTTGAGCGGCTCATTGCTGCGAACAAGCAGACCACGGAGAACCAAGACAAGGCAGCGCAGCGCGTTCCGCTTGATGTAGGCAAGGGAATCCGTCAAATCATCGTGTTGGCAGTGCTGTTTGCCACTCTGCTTGCACCTTTCATCCTGCCGTTCTTCGGTCTGCCAACCTTCGTGGAGGTGGATGCCACCACTCCTGAAGGATTGTTTGGATTGATTCCGCAGTCCACCAAGAAGTATTTCGTTGAGATCAACGGCTTCCTGTTTGCGTCCGAAACCCGACAGATTCTGGTGAGCATCGTTGGCTTCTACTTTGGTAGTGCCGCTGCTTCCAACAAGTCATAAGGAGTAAGCCATGATCAACCGAGCATTTCTTCTGATGGCTGCACTGATGGTCGCAGGGTGCAATACTGCTCCTGTGATCGTTCCCGACACTACATCGGACAGCCCGATCATAATGAAACTGAAGCATCAGATACTGAACGGAACGCAGATCACCAGCAACTGGGGGTGGATACTGTGGTATCTGCCTGTGGTTGCTCTGGTGGTTGGATGGGGCTACAGAGAATTCTTCGGTCGCAAGCGCGATCAGTAATCAATCATCGTCCGCTACGCGGACATCCTCTGGCAGGCTCTCGTACATCTTCTTGCAGATGTAGTACGAGTCAACAATATCTGAAACAGGACTCACGGACTCTTGACGCTTCGGTGTCAAGAGTCCTTTCAGGTCCACTCCTGTTTCCTTCAGCCACGAATCGTACATGGCGTTCTTGTCTGCGTTGCCCTTGCCTGTGGCGTACTTCTTCACTTCGGTTGGCGGGATGATCGTGACAGGAATACTCAACTGATACAGTTTGTACTTCAGGATACCTGTGTTCTCCGCGATATGAAACACCTTGCCGCTGGCAGAGTAGGCGTATCCCTCAAGTGCCACATGGGTGCAGCCCATCACGATGTCCATTGCCCAATCCGCAATCGTTTCGTAGCGGTGCTGATCACTGTCCCAATCGCTCAACCGCTCACCGAAAATATTCATGGTGCGGATCTCGCTCTGCCGCTTGTTGTCGGTGAGAAAGTAGAACGAGCAACCACCATACGAGAACTTGCCCGTGGAGTTTGCGCGGAACAGGCACACGGCTGGACCACAGAGAGAATAATCAATTCCTGCTATCACCATAACAGTATTTAGGTCAAAAGCCGACAGCCCTCGCAAGAAGAATGCCGATGCAGAAGGAAATCGCTCCAAGCAGAATGCGTTGTGTGCGGTTCAGTTCGTACTGCATATTGTCTCCTCTATCCATTTTTGGAACAACTGCACTCGCACAGCGGAGTTCTCGTACAGGTGTCCGTTGAACAGTCCGAAAGACGACACCACTCCTACGACATTTCCGCCAGCATCCAACACCGCACCGCCAGAGTCACCAAACCACACCGTGCCGTCCAATGGCAGGAACTTGAACACGGTGGGATCCTCTACGAGTGTTCCGAAATAGTGGAACAGGTCGGGGTCAGAACGGCGTTTGTAGCCGCCTCCGTAGCCGATCACCGTGAGTGGCTGATAGCGGTGGTACTCGTACTCCGCGCTCACCAGATGCAGCGGCGGGGCAGCGCAGGGCGTTTCCAAGATCGCCACCGCCAAGTCCACCAAGATGGTGTCTCCTGTTTTGTAATATGGATGCAGGATGGATTTTTTGATTCGGTAGCACGATTCCTGTGTCACGAACCACGCTGCTCCCGTGCCATCAATGCAATGCCCTGCGGTGAGTATGGCGGTGGGAGAGATCAGTATTGCGCTGCCGATCATCTCCCCGTCTTCTCGTTCCAAATATCCAATCGCAGGATCAGTGTACCCGTCCAATAGCGAGAAGCCCCGCATGAAGAACTGCATCTCCACGGGGGCTTCTCGCATTGGTTCAGTCTCCCCGCACTTCGGCGGGGGTGCGCTCTTCGGCGCGTTGGCAGTGATATCTGTCGCACAGGCTTGCAGCAAGACGAGTGCAAGAGCCAGCAGAAGAGAATGTACCGCTTCTCTCTTCATGTAAATATTTAGAGGACTTGGCGGTGCAAAAATGTCTGGATTTGCAAAAAGAAACAACCCCCTTGCGGGGGTTGTCGGACGGGAGATGCGATCTTCCGTTGGGTTGTTTTTATGTAGTCAGGTCAACCACTTCGCACTTGTCGCCTGAACACGCAAAGGTCTGTGTGCCCTTCGTGCTGTCAGTCTTCTCGTATTGGGTGAGTTCGCTCCACTCAATGCTCTTGGGCAGTGCCGCAGCAGCAGCCTCGTACTGCTCCGCTGTGCAGTCCTGATACGGAGCCTGTTGATAGGTGTGGTCGGAATGGGGCAGGAACGAAATGCCGCTGATCTCGTCAAAATGCGCGTACACCCACGCACCTACTTCCATCCACTCATGCTCCTTCACGGTAACAGTAATGGACGGCTTGTGTTCGCACCAGTGCCGCTGATAGGTGAGCCATAGTTCAAGGTGTTCAATGGCTGTCATGTCGTTGCGCGTCACCGATCCCACAGCCTTCTGCGGGAACGAGAACACCATTGTGTGGTCGGGGCGCATGACACACGGTTCCGCAGGGAAGCCCTTGTCAATCATAAACTGACACATGGGGTCTTTGCGGTCGGCACGAACAGTGCGGATGTAGTACTCGTTGTGACGAGCGTGAATGCCTGAAGCAGCGTCTGTCAACTGAGACACCGTGCCGCTTGGCTTCACGCAAGTAATAGCCGCTGCGGGATTGATGCCGATCTTTTTAGCCCACTCCTTGTTCGTGGCTACGGCATCCGCCTTGAGCAGTTCAAGCAGCACATTCAGATTGTCGCCCTGTGTCCGCATGAAGTGGTTGTCAAGAATGCCTGTGAGCGACACACCAAGCAAGCACTCTTCTTCGCAGTTCTTGCGCCACTCACTGCTGAGATACGGGAAGTTTGTCAGCGAAGCCTGCCAAGTGCCAAGAATGGATGCAAGCCGCACCTTGCGCTTCAGGGTATCAGGAGTGTCGTCTGCGCGAACAATGACTTCGCTCAGATTGCAGAACTCCTTGTCGCGCAGAATGATCTCGGAGCAGGGGTTCGTGCCGAACTCATAAGAAGCGTCACGGCGGTCGCCCAGTTTCTCCACGGTCTTACGACACGCTTCGCGGTTGAACAGTCCACGCTCACCGCTCTTGGACTTGTACAGCGACACCCACTCCTCCATGAATGTGCCGATCTCAGGCTTCTCCTTGAAGGCAACCGAGTTGTTGGCTAGTGCGCGTTGTGGATTTTCCACCCACCACTGCCCCACCTTAGCATCACGCATCCGCTCGTCCGTGAGATTGGAAAGCGAGATAAGAGCCGATCTACGCACTCCTCCGACAACGACAATTTCTGCAATCTTACAGATAATGTCGTGGCATTCAATAGAGGTGAGTTTGCGACCAGCACTCTTCTTAAAAGTACTGACGGTAAATCGGAACAGGTCTTCCAGTGGCTGCGGTCCACTTGCGCGTCCACCGAAAGTCTTGAGGCGCGCACCAAGAGGACGAATGTGAGACAAATCCCATCGGGGGATTTGACCTCCAATAAGTAGGGATACCAGTTCTCGGTAGGCTTTTGCCCAACCTTCCTTGGAGTCCTTGACCACAATGAGCGTATCGCTCTGTGTAAACTCTTCAGCAATTGTAGGAAGTTTTTCAACATACTGCCTCTCCACGCTAAAGCCTACACCCGTTCCGCACATGAGAACATACAGGATCTCATCAAATGCGCGAACCTTGTTGACCGCGACATAGGAGCAGTTGTAGCCTGCTGTGTTGTCCCGCTTGAGTGCTTCTCCTGCGGTCATTAGTGAGCGCATGGACGGCATGACTTCAAGGTTCAGGACGGCTTCACGGAGTTCTTCGCGGACTGCTTTATTTATCTTCACGCCCTTGTCGGCAAAATGCTCGTCAAAAAAGCGGAAGTAACGGTCAACCGTTTCCTCCCAAGTCTCGCGCCGCATTTCAGAATCAAGCCAGCGCGAGTAACGGGACAAGTGAATAAACTCTTGGTAGAGAGTGGGCAGTCGCTTCATGTGTAACTCCTTGGTTATTAGGTAGAGTATGTAGAGTGCAGCATAACACAAAGAGGGGCTTTCGCCCCTCTAAAGTATTGCGAACAGTATTTGGTTTTATGAATAGTGCAAAGTAGTGAAGACCACAACCTAGTCAAGAATTAGACAATATTTCATTTCTTCTTTGTTGTGTTAGCACACCAATTGAAACCAAATAATCCATACCTTGAATTGTAATTGGATCATCAGAGAGTACTTCTTGTGCTGCTTGTGCAAGCCCCATAAAATCAGCCACAATATCATCTGTTTTTGCTGCAACTCTATATGCTGCTCGTTCTGCGTATGTAAAGCGATTCAAGAATTGATATGCAGTCCAAGTAATTCGCAACTCATCTGCCGTCTTGTTTCGTATAGTCCATACCTGATTTACTGTGGTTTGGTTTATGGTAAAAGATGATTCTGCTGCCTCTGTGGCAGAAACACTTGGTTGTTGTTCATAAACAACCAATCTGTAACAGTTCTTTTTTGGATTATTTGCTTCTACCCAAGAAGCATACAGTTCATCTGATAATTCTTTGAACTCTATTATTTGATTTTCATGAATGTATGCGTAAGTACTCATCCGTATCTCCTGACATGATTTACTTCTGGATTTGGATCAAATTCATAAGTTATTGAAGTTGTACTAGCAGTTTCATTATAAATGTTTCGTACAAGTGGCATATAGAATTTTAAATTCTGTGGTCTAATTTGATCGGCTTTTGTTCCCTTGTAAAGAGATGTCAATTCATCAGTTGTCAATGTGGCATTCCAAATTGCAACTTCTGCTATATATCCCTCCATATTGGGTGTATCACTACCATTAGATCGTAAAAATCCAATACAAACACGATCTGGTGTTGTTATTGTTCTACTTGTTGTTTGTGTTCCCGAATTTGCTGCATTTAGATATACGGTTCTGCTTGTAGCAGAAGTTCCTACTGCTGTTGCCATATTCCATGTATTCGTAGTGTAACTTGCTGAAGAACTCGCAGATAATGGAGTACCAGTATTGTATTGAACCGTATTTGTACTGTAATTTATTCTTAATTGATGAGAATCTGTCGCAGTATTTTCAACCAACTGAACAAGTTGACCAGCCCCAGATCCGCTGTGTGTTGGATGAAACCAACAGTTTATTGTAAGAGGATAACTAAAAAAAGATCCAACTGCTGTAATCTTACTAAAAGAAATAGTACCAGTTATATTTCTAAAATTATATGCCATTACGATGCACTCCGCACTTCTACTGAAACAAGTTCAGCATCACCTGTCATGTCATCTGTTCCTGATGTTCCGTCTGCATCACGAAATACTTTAAGACGGAAAGGATCTCCCGCTGCAACTGAATCTATGGTAGTTATAGTAATTTCTGTGGTAGTAATAATTCCTGATGTACCGTTTGTTGTGCTTCCAGCAGTTGCAGCAGTATCAAATGAATCGGAGTCTTCGTCCGTATTCATTCTTTCTATCTGTACGCCCCATCGACAGGTTCCCGATGTTGCAGAAGTTGCCATCCAATTAATACGAATCTTTAAACCACTTCCAAGAGATGCGGCTTCTGGTATTACTCCAACAAATACTGCGCTTTCGTCTGTTGCTGCATCAAAGTCAAGCACCATTATGGAATTGCGTGTGTCAATTGTTGCAAAGTTTGCTGCTGGTGGTTGATTGTCTAAT